CAAAAAACTTGTCAATTTTAGTCTTATCTAAGCGTTTTTCAAGCTCACTGAGCCTAACTTCTATCTTAGCTAAGGATAAATCAATAGTTACCTGAGTTCTCTCCGTATCTGTGCCCATAATCACCTCTTATCATACACAGATATTTAGCGTATTTTAGATTAAAATGTTACTTAATTTGGCTTTTTATCCAATTATAAGTTAATTTTATTCCGTCTTCCAGTCTCATGGAGGGTTCCCAGTGGAGTTTTTCCCTGATTAGATGGTTATCTGAGTTTCTTCCCATCACTCCTACAGGGCCAGACACGTTAACTACGGACAAGTTCTTACCTGAAATTCTGATTATCATATGCGCAAGATCATTAATAGCGATCATTTCTTCAGATCCTATGTTAATCGGACCCAAGAAATCAGACTCCATCAATCTAAGAACAGCCTCTACACACTCGTCAATGTATAGGAATGATCTGGTTTGAGTTCCTGGCCCCCAAATCTCAATCTCATCTCCATCTAATGCCTTTGCTACCTTGCGGCATAGGGCAGCAGGAGCCTTCTCCTTGCCTCCATCCCAAGTGCCTTCAGGTCCGAATATATTATGGAATCTAGCTATACGCACATTTAGTCCAGCATTCCTATTAGCAGTTAAATATAGTCTCTCTGAGAACAACTTCTCCCAACCGTATTCAGAGTCTGGGGCTGCTGGGTATGCTGAGTCTTCACTGCACTTTGGATTGCTTGGATCTTCTTGATTGTAGGCTGGATACATACATGCAGAGCTAGAGTAGAATACCTTAGCTTTCCACTTTACGGCCCACTTTACTGCATGAAGGTTAATCATTGCAGAGTTGGTCATCACGTTGAGATCATTCTCTCCCGTGAAGATATACCCTGCGCCACCCATATCGGCTGCTAACTGGTAGACCTCATCAAATCCACCGTAAATATCATTTAATTGATCCCAAACCCACTCAGTAGTTAAATCTCCTGGAAGATATGCAGAGCAGTAATCATCCTTGTCGGCATATTCATTCTGCCCCTTAAGGTCAACAACTATTACCTTGTGCCCCTCTTTGTGCAACCTCTTGGCGAGATGATGTCCAATAAACCCTCCACCACCACAAATTAGAATTTTCTTTTTCATGATACCAAATTTAAAAACTGCTCAAAATCATGAATATAATCTTTTTCATTATATTCAGTTGATGCTAAAACTAATAATTCATCATCCCCGGTATTAAATTTTTGATAATCCCAAATTAAATTTTTTACATAAACACACTGCATTGGGATCAATTTACAAATCTCTTCGCTTTTACCATCATGAAGAGACACTTCAATTTCACCCTTTGTGCATATTAAATACTGTTCAGTCACGTAATGAGCGTGATTACCTCTTATACAATTTTTTGGAACGTCTTTTATCAAAAATAATCTTTTAACTTCAAATGGAATATCTTTAAAATTTAAAGGAAATAAAGAACCTCTATGATCTGAAAATTTATTTATGTTAGTTATATTAATCATAAAACAATTAATTTTTTACTAAACTTTTCACATTATCAATAACATAGTCAACTTCTTCGTCTGTTAGTTTCTCATGAAAAGGAATAGACAAAGTTGTATCAGATTTAATTTCAGAATCTTTTAGTATTTGGTCCTGGTGCCCAAATAGAGAATTTTTATGCAAGCATTTGTAATGTATACCAGTGGATATTCCTCTGTTGTTGAGTTCACTCATTACATAACTTCTATTCTTTGTATCTATTCTAAAAAGGTGATCACTAGAATTTTGTAAATTAAAATTATTATTATACTTTTTTCTAATTGAAGATAATCTTTCTTTCTTTTCGTCCAACTTTTGTAAGTTATTTAATGCTACGTATGCTTGGATTGAATTCAAATACATCTTCCATCCAACCATCGACTGCTCCCTGTCCCAATTGTTTTCTTTAAAATTCATACCATTAAATGATAAAGTTTTTAAGTATTTTATTTTCTCTTCGTCGTTGGATACAATTATTCCACCGTCTATACCCCCAACTGGCTTTGTTGGATAAAAACTAAAAATCATCAAATCTTGATCGTTAGCTTCTAATAAAAATTGATCTTTATCAACTCTCTGCGCAGAATCAATTATTTTATAATCTCCAAAATCTTTTAGAAGATAGGAGTTCCCCACCCAAGATGTATCGTCAACAAATTTAATGGAGTTACCTGATAGTTTTATCGCATTTGCAACCACCGGGGGTATCATGGTTGGAATTGACACTTGGGTATTCTTATTTTCAAGACATAAGAATATTGCGTTAGTCGCACTATTCACTGCACAACCAAATTTTGCTCCAACATACTTGCAAAAATTTTCAACAAAAACATCAACAATTTTATCATGTAGAATGTTTTTAAAATTTGAAGTATCTATCACATAATTATTAATATTAAAAAGTTGTATCATGTGTCAATTAATTATTTTATTCTAGCGTAGCATATCCAAGTGTAATTTTCGGAACCTTCATAATAACAGGAAGAAGACTCACAAGAATCTAGCAGGGGTTCATGAGTTGGATATTGTGACCAATCATCCCCCCACCTCGTTCTTTGTTTCTTGAAAGGTGGCGGCATTTCTTGATAAACATCAAGGAAGCTCTGTATTATAGAAGCTTCTTCCATATTTTTCTCAAGTGTGCTCTTTAAGCTTACACAATCACCTCTACCAACCGGATAGTTGTCTTCAAACATAGTGTGCTTGAATCCATAGTTCTTCAGGACTGGTAATCTTGCCAATGCATTTTGATGATCATCAAAGAAACAAAGAGCATTCATTGGATCTGTTATTTCTTTATCCCAGTGAATTGTATTGAAATCTTTTTGCGTATAACTAGCCCTGCTAGATCTGTATCTTATGACATTTTGATTTGGTTCAATACATATAATTTTTGAATCTGGGCAGGCTTTTTCAAAAAACCAAGTTCCTTGGCCGAACCAAACTCCACTTTCAATTATTACACTTGGATTTAATTTTTTAGCAACAAGCCACGCATAAAATGCTTGAGGAGCCTTCATTCCCCCCTGATTATCATTAATAGGACGCTGCGAATACAGAGTTTCAAACTCTGTCAGGTGATTTAACATTTCTTCTCTTGGTAAGAAGCATTCACCTATAGTTACTGGGGTTTTTGAAAAATTAAGTTGCATTTGTTTACGTCTCCTAAAATTGCGCACTCATAATTGTGCTTTTGAGCTAAGTCGAGTATAACTTTTTTATTATGATTATACGAGTAGGTTGTTATTGTATTATAAGCGTTATATGTTGTATAATAGCTTTGTTCTTCTGTTATTCTAGCTCTACCTATAAAAACATTCTTTGATTGTAAAGAAAGTAAAAAGTCTAAAACATTGTCAGCATCTGGCAGGACATCAAGTAATGCCCCGGCGTGGAGAGTATCAAAATTTTGTGTATATTCTTTAGTTAGCTCAGAATAATTTCTAACGTAAAACTTATGATCTCTCCACTCTCTTTCTGCTAACGTGATGGCATCCTCAGAGTAGTCAATCCCAGTATATTCAATATGTGGTAGGTGCCTCCTGCAAATTTCTGACATAGAACCTACCCCACATCCAATATCCAATAATTTTTTTGTCCCTAAATCATTTAATATTTTTATAAATTGATTCCAATGTTCAGGGAAAGAATTTAGTTCAATCTTATTGAGATTTAATTGACTTTCAAAAACTTTTTTGTTTTTCCAAGAATCAATAAATGACATAAAAATTTCCATAATCTTTATATGATTTTCCCACACAAAGATTTTCGGCTATTAATTTCTCATGGTATCTATTGGTGTCATCCACGATTATTGGGGCGGATAAATCAAACAAATGCTTAAAATCTAAGAATCCTACTCTACAACTATAAAATTCTTCAGTAGGTGGACCAGTTGGCCCATCAATTATTAATAAATCATATCCACTAAAAGGAAATAACTTATCAGAATCAAACCAATGATAATTGTCGTATTTTTTTATTGGGCAGCAAATATAATTTTCATGAAATTTAAACTGCCAATCCTCATTCTGCTCTATTGAGGACACCGAGAAACCAAGATCAATTAATTTCTTAGTTCCATAGCCGCTTCCTAGCTCTAATATTTTACCTCCATTAGGTAAAATATTTTTTATAACTTCAAAAACTTTATCTGTTAATTGCATCTATTTCCTCCTTAATTTTTTGATATGATTTCTTTATTACTTCTGGGTGCTCTCCCTCAAATTTCACTGTAAAAGATTCTCCTCTTATTGAAGGGTGAAACTCATGAACCCCCATCCATGATTCTTCAACACTCTTATCTCCCGTCACCCAGGGCTTATAAATTTCCTCATAATAATTTGGGTGACAGTTACTTCTGCTTACTTTAGCCCTATAGTATGCAATTTTCTCTTTTACTTGTCTTGGGAACACGTAAGAGTAATGATACATTTGAACTCCATGAACTCGCCATAAAGTGTCGCTATCTAAATGTTTTTGTGGAAGAGTTTTTACCCCTTGTGGTGCGATGATGGTGGGAGGTCTGTGAGTTTTCCATGTTGACCCAGGGTAAACTTTAAATATTCTCAAGAAGTTATCGGTGTTAAGCTCAAATCCCCCAATATAGTGATCAAGGCCACCATAAAATGAACAACTTCTAACTCCAACCGAAGTATAGTGCTCAGTCTCTAACAACTTGATAATTTTTTCTATATCTTCAGGTTTGTAAATTTCATCAGAATCTAAGTTCCATATGTAGTCAATATCATCCCTCATATAAGGCATATATGCTCTACACTCTTCGTCTTTCTCCTCAAATTGTCCATGCACTATAGTTATCTTTCCCTCTGGGTCGGGGAATCCATGCAATATATCATTCGTCTTGTCTACAGAGGTGGTATACCCTTTATCTTGCCAGTATCTCACTGGACCTTCTGAGATGAGGATCTGAGTAGCGAAAGGATATACAGACTCCAGGCACTCTCTGAGAACAAAATCTCCATTAAAAACAATCATTCCGAAAGCTATTTTCATTTCAAATCCTTATACTATAAATCTAACTCTTTTGATATTTTTTGTATCTCTGAAAAGTAACTAGAATATATAAAGTTTAATTCTTTATTTTTTGAATACATTTCAAGAGGAGTATAATTATAATAAATTATACTCGGTGTGTAACTTTTTAATTCTTTATCAAACCTAAACTTAGAAAAATGACTAAAAATTAATTTTTGTTTTTCACCGTTCCAAATTATTGACCCGTCTTCAAAAAACTTGGAATAATCATAAAGTTGCCAATGCCAGGGTGCTCCATGCCCAATTTTGCCATCTATAAATAATGAATTTTGTGGGCATAGAAATGGGAACATGTCCAAATACTTCTGGTCTCCACAGGTGGTTAAAAATGGATATTTTTTATGTAACACTGCATCTGCCCACCAGCCAAGGACATCCCTTGCAGGTTTAGTATTTTTGAAATAAACCACTCCAACATTAAAACAGCCATCAGAATTATTTAAATTTAGAGGCAAATGCCTATGGCGAAAGATCCCTACTTCATTATTTTTTATTTCATCAAATATAAAATTTATACTTTTGTGAAAATAAATATCACTGTCAATATAAGTGATGTCTTGTAAATCTTTATTATTGAATAATAAATAATTTAAGAAATAAGGAGCTAGAGAGTAGCAAAAATAATTATAGTTAGATTTTTTTAAATTTACTAGGTTGTCATCTTTTTCTAATAAATCATTTATATTATAAGCTTTTATATTTTTAAAGTTAAAAGAATTTATTTTTTGAAAAGTCTTATCATCTAAACATAAGTAGTGTAAGAGAACATCATCATTTCTTACACTTGAATACATCGCTAAAGCTTGATTGATATAGCTATAGTCTGAGAGAGTGCATAAATTTTTTGTATTACTCATCTGAATAAAGTTTCTTTATTTCTGCATCTTGTGCAGAGTGTTCTTTCCAACGAGCCTCGTCATTTTTAGTGGATGCCCCAGAGGGATTATAGTAATAACATCCTACTATTTCAGATATTTTGTAGAATGATCTGCCTTTCTTTGACATTCTTAACCACATTTCATAGTCACCTGAAATTGTATACTTAGGATTGAACAAACCGTCTTCAATTATCGAAGATTTTTTCAAATATGGATAAGGACCCATGAAACATCCAGATAGTAAATCACTATGATTTTTATAATCTTTCCAAAGATACATGCTTGAAATGGATTTATGATCTTTATCAGAAGAAATCAAACATGGTGAATAAAATATATCTACATCCTTATGAATTAAAGCATAAGATTGAAAAGTTAATAAAGCTGTAGGATATAGACAATCATCTGTATTGTAATTTATGACGTATGGAGTTTTTGATAATAAAATTGCTTGATTCCAAGCTTCATAAATTGGTATCTTATTTTCATTTTCAATAATTAATTTATTTATACCGTCCCTAAACTTAAAATTCTTTATTTTAGATAAAGAACCATCAGATGAGTTTGCATCTACAAAAATAATGTCAAAATTTCTTATTAATTGTCTATTTACGTAATTCAAATAATTGTCTATCCATTGATCTGAATTGTAATTAGAACATAAAATTGTAGTCATAGAATCACTCATATCAAGCAATACTCCTAGATTTAACACTAGCTCAAGCTAAATTACCACAAATTGGCCCTATGTTAGCTGGCACATAGTTTCGAGTCATATACCAAATTAAAAATAATCTCTCCATAAAATATCCTAACCATTTTTTGGTATTTACATTAGAGATAGGGGACTTCATAGATGCGTAAGGGTGAGAGCTTTGAGTTATTGCGTATTGTATTATCGGCCAAGACCAGGACATAAAGTCTAAAAAATATTCTTTCTTCATGGCCCAGTAATTTGCAAACAATAAATATTTATCTTGGTAAAATCTCTTTGGTATCTCCAGATTAAACTCAGAAAGAATATCTTTAATAAATTTATTTATTCCTGGGTGGCAAAGTTCTGCTTGAATTGATGCGTTACTGTTAGTTCTGTAATAACCCCAGCCACAAATACCATTACTTGTAAAATTCAATAAATTTGTAAACAATTCTTTGTTTTTAAAAATTATTGGAGTTTTATCTAGCTGCCTATAAGATGTGAATCCTATCCAATCATCAGAATCATATTTCCAGACATCATTTTTATAAATATGTAAAAAAGCTCCATATTCAGTTAAGCTAAGTCTTACATCTGGATCTTTTAATTCATTTACATTATTAGTTATGCTAGAATTAACTTCTGGTTCTAGCCCAAATCCTTTGTAAACATCAGAATCAAAAAGAAATTTTTCTTGTTCTTTCTTAAAATAACATTGATATATCATATTAATAATTCAACTAGCGGTTGACTGATTATCCCAAGGATTATATTTAAGAGCTTCAAAAGATTTCTTGTAAACATCTAATCTATGCTTTGCTACCTTGTTTACATCAAAAAGTTCTTCAGTTATCGCATGTAGATTTTCCCCCATCTCTTTTCGATGCTTGTGATCCTTCACGACTTTAGATAATATTCTGACCCATTCAGATTTTGGTGCATCTGGATCCAGCAAATAGCCTGTTTGCCCATTCTTGATCGTGTCGCTATAGCATCCAACATTAGATGCTACCAAGGGAACTTTATACCTTCCTGCCTCTGCTACCTTTATATCAGATTTAGAATCATTAAATGCATTCATCTGGAGAGGAGCAATTGCTATATCCATGTTTGCATAAAACACACCATATTCATGAGGTCCAAGAGCGAAGTGGGTGTTCCAGTTCTTCTGCCCCTTAAAACCATTTAAAAGCTGTGCTTTATAATTGTTCCACACTTGATTCTGCCATTGCTTCTTCTCGTTATCATCCTTAGCTGGGGGTGGCATTCCATAAAAATCCCACCAAACATTCTCCCTACCAACCTTCTGATTAACTAAATGTGGAACAGATGAGAACACCTTAACATCGGGATTGTGGTGAATGCCTCCTGCCCAGCCTATTCTGACGGCTTTTGCGACGCTCTTAGGGGCGTTCCAGCAAGGCAAGTTGTAGTCTATAGCGTTCTTCACCACAGCCAAGATGCCCCGGCAAAACGGCTTTATACGCTCTGCAAACTTAACCTGAGTTACGGTTACTAAGTGAGAGTTGTAATACAACATCTTAGTTAACTCGCTAAGACCTTGGTTTTTATAGACATCAATTAAATGATGCTCTTCGTAAAGCTCGGTGAGAAGATCGTCCGTATCAAAATGAACGAACTTACCAGCTTTGTGTGCGATCTCTTGGACTCTTGCAGTGTAGGGGCCACCAAAATTGCTTATGTTATTTATCAAAACAACATGAGCCCATTTCATATCAGGTGGAGCACCACCCTCCTCGGCCCCAGGATATTCAAACTTACCAGTCTTAGGATCTAACTTTAGTGGGTTCTCATCAAATTTAATTTCAACTTGATCTGGATAGAGTTCTTGAAGTTTATGATAGGGCATTAGACTTCTATAGTATGCACATCCGCCCTGATTAGGATTTACAACTAATATATTTAATTTATTTCCTTCGAACATATCAGATATTATAGCCTAAAAATAAAAAACCCCCTGTAACATTTTTCATTACAGGGGGAAAACTTTAAGTTTTCAGACGCTCAAGCATTAAGCTTGAGGTGGTGGAGCAGGAGGGGTAGTGTTAGCTGAGTCCTGACTGTGCTTCAATCCAAAAGCCTTGAGCAAGCTTATAAGAGCATGCTTAAGATCTACATTTCCATCATATGGAACAGCAGCCTTTATAGCATCAGCATAGTGCTGTCTCTTTCTCTTTGACATTGCAATAAAGATAGCTTCAAGGATCGCTAATTGTGGTAGGAAACTAGCCCCTACTCCTGCAAGCAAAGTTCCCATTTCTAGGAACCACATAGCGATACCACCCTCCTCTTCCTTAATTACAAAATCAATCTTAGGTGCGCCAGCCTTAACTAAGCTATCTGGTGCAATTACGATTTCCTTGTCCTTAAACCTATCACTATTTGTTACCTCTGGAGGAAGAACCTCCTTTGGGATAATGATAACATCTGAACTCCCAAGACCTGGGGGGTCTACCAAGAACTCAGAAGTAGTTAGATTCAACCCATCAAGGGAATCATCCATTACGCAACACGCTGGCACAACCAGCAAGAAACTAGCTAACAAAAAACTTTTCATACTTTCAACTCCTTGTTAAATCTCTTCTCTCCAAGATCATCGTCCTCATCGTTGTTTCTCTGAGGACCTCTAGCACCATCGACATTGATGCGAAGCATATCCACTAGCTTCTTGCCCTCATCGTAGTCACCAATCTTGATCAAGCTATGAATATCATGCATCGCCTCCATCCAAGCCCGAACCTCACGGTCATTACCCGCAGGGGTCTTCTTGATACGGAACGTGCTTTGATCGTAGTTATTGAACTCACCACTCTTGCCAAGCTCAAGAACAAAGTCGTTGCCCTTCTTGATCGAAAGAACATTGGTGTTGTCTGGATCGTTTTCGTCCAAATAATCTGGATTGAAGATGCCATCCATAATCTTCTTGAACACCTTTTGACCAGTGCTAAGAATCTTAACGGCACCCGTCGTATCATCTGGATTAGCCTCTTGGAAACGACGATCCACCACGTTCAGGTAGTAGCGTGGGGTTCCCTTGATCTTAGTTGCAAGATCACCAAACTTGCTCTTGGTCTTCGGTGGAAGGCCAAGCTCCTTGTGCATCTTCCACAGCTCAAAGTAGAAATCGCACATAGGGCACGATTCGTTCTGAGTCTTGCGACAGTAGTAATTCTGGATGCGGCCCTCTTCGGACTCATACCGATGGATGACAGCCTCCGAGAAGAACTGCTTCGAATCATCCTTCCAGGGGAGGATGCGAATGATGTTCTTCCCAGGCTCGACCTTCAAGTAGTTGTCCAAGCTAGCACCGGAGCTAGACTTCTGCTGACCACCCTTGAGGAGTTCTTCGTGCTTCTTACGCAATTCATTCAAATTCATGATTTTTCTCTATTTTTAATGGTTGTAAAGTTTTGTCTCGGATCTGAGGTTCGCACTAAGCTGAATCAACATGTCCTTCTTGTGATCTAGCATAATGCAAACCGACTTCAAAAGCAAGTAGATCTG